CGGGATATTTTGTTTGTCTTAAAGAAAACAAAACAAAACCAATTCTTAGTCCAAAATACATACAGTTAATCCCACAACCAAAACCAGTTAGATTTATTTGCCCACAAAGTTGTGGTGGTGTGGGGGCAAAATTACTAAAATCTAAGACTGTAAAGAAGGTGTTAAATGGCCATCCTAACCATAATCCTAGGGTCAAACCATACACCCAACACCAGAGACTACAAAATGCGAATATAATAAATAACACTATCCCTAATATCAAACCTAATATTACCGCAAGTAAACTTACTACTAAATTTATTAATAGATATATCATCCCTATAAAGGTTATGAAAAAATCATTTAGGTATAATACAAATTTCATCCTTCTAACCGCACTATTGATTGGGAAAAACATTGCTGAGGTCGCACATTGTTGTTCCATTTCGGGTAAAATCTCTTTTATCCCAATAAACTGTCTTCTACCAGCATGTTTAATATGGTCATGAAATTGAGCACAGGTATATACTCGATTAAATGTCATATCATAAAACACATCTTCTGCACCCGGCATCAAATGTCTTTGAGCATAACCATGATAATCACTATAATTTATAGAAAAAGTATAACTTCTTGGGTCAATTCCTGGCCAATCTCCATCATCATTAGATTGGGTGTTAAATTCTCTTATATTAGGTACTAGGTGTGCAGCTGAACGTCTTTGTCGAGCACTACCCCTACTTTGTTCTGGTTTAATTCTAAATCTACATCTTGACCTAGTTGGTACACCTTTACTAGGGTCTTTGGATAACACTAAATCACCGAACTCGTTGGTTATTACATGGTCCAAATTCATGGGTACGTGTACTAAAAAAGCTCCGTCGTTATCTATTACCCTACCACCATTTTCAAAATAAAATCTCTCTAGTACAGGTACTTTACCTCCTAGGGGTGCTCCAGTATAGGTTTCCCCGTTATGTGTTGGAAATGCTTGTGGGTCGTCCTTAAAAAAAGGTGTATATCGTATACAGTCTATGATACCTGGTTGTGTTATTATACTACATAACTCACCCATATGTCTTTTTGGTCTACATTGTCTATTAATGGAGTCTTTATCTGTGTCTTGTGCGGTACTTCCCATAAATACAGATGTCGGTTCTAACTTAAATCCGGAATTACCTAAATCAAAGTCTACTCTTGTAATCGCCGCTCTACATTGTTCTTCATCACCCCAAAAAGGTTTAATATCTATTGTTTTAGTCTGGTTTATAATCTGTGGTAAGGAATCTATTTCTGAATCCGTCCTAAATTTAGGTCCGTCAAAATCTGATTCCGGAAATCCTTTGAGTTTGAAATCTTGTGGTAATAGAGAAAAACAACCTATATCACTTAAATCTACATCCATAACGATATTTTGAGCACCCGTAGGAACTCCGTATATCATAAAATCACCAGATTCATTAGTTTTTACGGTAAATTTATAGTATTTGTCATACACATATTTTACTTCTTGTTGTGTTAGTACTGAATTTAGTGTTGGGAAAGACCCTACTGGTGTATGACAATTAAAATTTCTTTCTGAACTTAGTAGATTGTATCTAACACCATCTTCATTTTTTTCGTAAGGTTCTTTATATGGGTATAGAAATTTGACTACTTCATTATCTTCATCCTCCGCTTGTAAAGGTATAAAAATAGATACTTTTGCATTAGGTATACCAAAACCATTATTTGCGGTTACTCTACCAACCACCACACCAAAATCAGCACACATTCTTGTGTACACTTCTTGTTGTGTTAACGAAAGACTAAGAATCTCTAATAAATCAAATTTTTGGTTTAATTCAAAAGTTACATTCTTATCTTTACCTACTTCTGTTCTTACTCTAAAAGATTTAGCCATATATAATAAAAAATTATCTAAAATAGATTTATACTACCTATGAAATAAATAGTTCAACCCTTAAAAGTAAAAGTAATTAGTTAGTTAATATAGTAAAGTTTAGGTGAAGGTTGGTTTGTTTGGTTTTCTTACCCGTATAGCTATATCTTTCTCTGGGTATCTTACTTGTAGTATCTCATCTGGTTGAGCGTAAATAGTGTCGTCTAGTAAGGCTATTTCTCTAGTACTGTCGTTACCGTAAGGTTGAGAAGTAACTGACTGAGAGTATTGGCCTCCCACTTTATTATATATTCTTAGATTAACAATGTTTAGAACACCTGGTTGATTCATTATTTGACTTCTTAATTCACCTAATGATAGGTCTTGTCCCATTTCTATTTTATTAATATTAAAGTAGTTGGTTACTTGTTCTACCACATTACCTACTATAGCACCCGAATTAAAAGAGTCTTCTATAATTAAATCTATTAAGAAAGATATGTCAATAACTTTAGCTGGCCCAACCACTATATAATCATTCATCATTCTATAGTTAGATAAGTAAGTTGCTATATTATTTTTTAGTGTACTAGTAACTTCTGAGGTTAATTTGCCGTCAGGTGTGTATGATAATATATTTAGCATCACTTTATTTTCTAATTCTGTTACCCCTACTTTTGCTGGTGCACCAAACGTACTAGGCATCATACGTAACTTCGCGACATAATCATTTATTGTTACAGCCCTATTTTGTGCAGCAAAATTATAAGAAATGTAATTTCTTATTTCTTCTACAGACATAGGGTCAGCTCCACCTATAGCTGATGTTACATTGGTAACGGCTAGACTATCTATTACTGACTGATTAATCTGTCCGTTAGGACCAGCTACTACAAAATTTACTTTACCTACATTAGTAATAGCACCAGCACCTAAATTAGAGACTTTACCACCACCAATTCTATATTGTATAAATAATGTACTATTTCCTTGCACCATATTACCTAAAGCAATATTGTTCATGTATTGGGACATGTTTAGTTTCACCCCCTTTTTCGCGAAATCGTCTAGTAGGTCTTGGGATGTTTGATTACCTCCCCCAAAGGTTAAAAAGAAGTACCCTTCTGGTGTGTACTGGGTGGTAAATCTTTGATTCACTTCTAAATATTTCCCCACTTTACTACCTACCTCATCTGAAGGCATCGATGGGTCTTCTACAAAAACCTCATCTTGAGCCAAAGCTTCCACCTCATACCATTTATTATTGTTTACAGCCAGAAACTCAGCATTTGTAGGTAGTGTTTGATAACCTAGTCCTGATTTTTGCATTACTGATGTAACACCCACTACATTTCTTTCTGGTAAAAATAATTCATAAAAAGGTGTAGTTAATGAATCTGTTATTTCTTTCTTGAATACCTTGGTTACACCATTAACAATAACTTCCCTTTTAACTATCGTATAATTTTGTATGATACCATTAATATCTCTATTAGGTATTTTGGTTCTATTTACAATACCCTCCACATTGTATTGAGTGGAGAAATCACAATCATTTACTAATTCAAAGATTTGGCCTGCTCCTCTAAATTGTGCACCCCTGGTTAATTTACCTAAGTACCTAAAGTCTTCTTTATCACCTAAAGCAGGTACTATGATTGATATGTCCGCTACTGTGATAGAAGGTCTGTTACCTGGTATTTTTAATCCATAAGTTTTTGCTAAATTATATAAAGAACTACGTTCTTGTGCAAATTGTAAAGTTGTTTCTTGAAAGGTTCTATCTATTTGAAAATTAAGATTATCGGTTACTGCCGCATTTAAATCTAGAAATAAGGAATAGATTGACGCGTCGTTAGCGTTTTTAATTAGGTCTGGGTAATAGGTATTTGTAAGTCTTAATAATTCGTTTCTTACACCTAGAAAATCTCTTTCAGTATATGATATTTTTTTTTCTGCCATCTTATAAATTTATTATAACAAAATCTTTAGTTTCAAAAAATCCATCTCCTGCACTATAATCAATTCGTACTCTCATAGTATATTCTCTTTCATCTTCCCCAATAAAACTAAAATTATTATCGTTTATATCTTCAGAAGTATTATTTTTTTCTTCCAATCTTATATCTTCCGCGGTTTTAATATCGATATCATTAATCACCAAATTAGGCATAAATTTTTCTACCGCTTCTTTAATTTCATTATTAATACCTACCCTTGTTGTTGTATCCATAGGTTCATAAATATACTTCATCAAATTTGTACCAAAATCTGGTAAAAAATATCTAGTACCCTTAAGGGTTAGAATTAAATGTATTAGACTAGACTTCACCTCAGAATCGGTAGTACTGTTTAATCCTAGAAAGAATCCTTCGTTACTATCCGTAAATGGAAATGTTATACCGTACTTTTGATTAGGCATGCTTTTTTTATAATAAATACTTCAAAGATTAATTTGGGTGTAATATGTGCCTTCTTATTTATTATTTAACTGTTTATTAGTTTTTTGGTGTTTAGGGGTGTAGGGGCAATGTTTGCATCCATTGCCACAACAACTACCTCTTCTTTTATGATAATCTTCTGTCATTACCATCATACCATTTTCCCAATAAAAATCTTTACCTTGTAGTTTAGGCTTTAGAAATTCTTTATAGTGTAGTTCACTAATCCAGTCATCACTTCTCCTCATTTTTCACTTCTTTTATTTCTTCATTATGTCCACAGTGGGGACATGTTATTAACATAGGTACATTATTAGAAAACAAATGGTAGTCAGCAATTGACCACCATTTATTACATTTACCACAATTAAAATGATATAAAGTTTCTTTTCTAAACCTATGCCTCATTCAATTCTTTTTCTTTTTCTATAGATTTTAAATCCACATCAATTTCACAAGAACCACCAGCACATGCTAATTCACCAGTTAAATTAGTATTATCATCTAATTCAACAACTTTACTTAAATCAACGTCTTTTAAAGATTTCATCATTTCATTATAT